CTACACGACGCTCTTCCGATTATCAATTAGACAATAAGAAAGTAATAGCTGAAGAATGGCTTTTAAAACCTCAACACCTACAATCAGGAGTTCATACTTATGATAGAAAATCAGGTCATTTTAATAACGATATAAGTTATAATAATAGGTCAGTAATTATAATAGGAACAGAACTACAGACTTTCAGGAAGTTTGAACATATGCTAAAGACTTACGGATGGCAAATTCAAGATGACTGGAAAGTAGAATTAAAACCTGAATACTTAGCATACTATAAAGAAAATAATAATTCACCAATAATAATAAATTTAAAATAATGCCAATAGAAATACAAGAAGAAAAACAAGAACTAATCCACAAAAGAATGAATGATATTAATACATTCCAAGCTCACGAAAATGAAGTATATTTAAGAGGAACAGATGAATACGGAAAAGACTTCCAAATCTGTTTTGACGCTTATAACTTCTTAGAATGGATTGATATAGAACAAGTAGATTATATAAAACAACAGTTAGTTAAATATATTAAGAGTAAATAAATTTAATACCTTTACACAGAATTATAAACAAATAAAATATATGAAAACAGAAAACAAGCAGGACTATTTAATAGCTATACAAAGCGAATTAAAAGCACCTAAGAACCAATTCAATAGTTTTGGTAAGTATAAGTACAGAAGTGCTGAAGATATATTAGAAGCCGTTAAACCACTTTTAAAGAAGTACGGCTGCTACTTAACAATAACAGAAGAAACAAAAGAGATTGCAGGGTATTTAGTTTTAAACTCTAAAGTATCTATTTCAGATGGTGAAAAGACTATCTATGTTGAAGCTCAAGCAGGTATTAATCCTGAACGTAAAGGAATGGATATTGCTCAATCGTTTGGCTCTAGTAGTTCTTATGCTAAGAAGTATGCACTTGGTAACTTATTCTTATTAGATGACACTAAAGACGCTGATAGTAATAAAGTAAACGAACCTGCTGCAAAGCCTCAAATGAGTACAGACATTTACAATGCAATGTTAGAAGCAATTAATACAGGAAAAGGTGAAGCAGTTTCAAGAAAAATGAACAACTATAAAATGAGTAAAAAACAATCCGAAACATTAGGGATAATGATTCAAGGATAATAATTTAATTAATAAAGTCCTGCACAAACAGGCACAATAAAAATGGAAGTAAAAGGAAAATTAGTAAAAAAGTTAGAAGTAGAATCTGGAATTAGTAAGTCAGAAAAGGCTTGGCAAAAACAAACTTGTGTAATAGATACAGGTGGAGATTTTAATAATGAAGTAGCAGTTAGTGCTTTTGGTGATAAATTGGCTCAAATGAATAAACTTGAAGTAGGAATGGATGTAGTTATTCTTTGTAATGTTTATTCAAGAGAATACAAAGGAAAGTATTATCATAATATTGATGGCTATCACTTTACTTCAAATTCAAAAGCTGAAGCTCCAGTTGCAGCTCAGTCTGATGATTTACCCTTCTAAGATGACTGAAGAATATAACTTTAAATCTATATGCGGTCTTACTACTAGAGTTCTAGGCTTTCCTGATGGTTCACTTTCTACTAAGAGTAGGAAGCGACCACTACAGGCAGCTAGAGCTGTAGCTAGTTACATAGCAAGAACTGAAGAGGACATACATAGAGCAATCATAGGTAAAGTCCTTAACAGAGATAGAAGCCTTATTTATCATTATGAAAAGACACATAAAAAATACTTTTCTACTTGTTTAGTTTACAGAAATATTTTTAATAAAGTTTACAAAGCTTATATGAATATTGATGGGACTAAAGATTTCTTTTTAAAAGGAAATACAATGAGGACATATTTATTAAAAAATGGCGTTTCTATGCTATATGGTGGTGATATTACTTTAGAAGTAAAAAGTGGTAAAGCTATGTGTAAGATAAAAACTTCTTATTTTGAATATCTTAATCAATTAGAATATATTAAATTAGCCCTCAAAAATTATCATTATTCTGTAACAATTATATGAAACACTTACTAAGCAGTTCAGCATTTATAGTATTAAACAAAGAATTAGCAAGGCAGGTAGGATTAAAAGAAGCTATCCTACTTGCTGACCTAATTTCAAAAGAAGAATACTTTATAGCTAATGGGATGACTGATGGGTGGTTTTTTAATACTGAAGCCAATATTGAGAAAGATACTACCCTTACACCTTATCAGCAGCGAAAGTGTCTTAAAACTCTTAAAATAAGTCTAGTCTTAGAAACTAAACGAAAAGGAATACCTGCTAAACAATACTTCAAAATAAATGAACAACAAGTTATTAAGTTACTGAACAACTTGTCAGCTACAAACTTAACTTCTATTAATAAGAATAAAGAAATAAGATTAATAAATAAATACTTTACAATACCAACGATTTCTGAAGTTGAAAATTATTGTATTGAAAGGAAGAATACTATAGATGCAGAATCTTTTATTAATTTTTATGATAGTAAGGGTTGGATGGTTGGTAAAAACAAAATGAAGGATTGGAGAGCTTGCGTAAGAACTTGGGAGATGCGAGAAAAAAAGAAACCAATTAAAACTAGTAAAATAGATAGTCAAATTAATGAATACTTAAAAGGAAAAGAATACTTATGATACCATTAAAACAAGAAGAACTGAAAGTGCTAACCGAAAAGGTATATGACCTACTTACAACTACTAAAATAGAGATAGGGCATAATACTGATGGTAAGACACTAGCTAGTCTAAGTAAAATATTTGCTTCTGACTTAATTAAAGAAAAACGATTTGGGAATATGACTTGGAATCAAGTTGAAGATGCTTTTCATATAGGCGTTAGGTTTGGTAAGGACGAACCATTCTTAAACATCAGAACCTTTTACAGATGGGTATATGCTCATAAAAAAGTAATAGATGATGCAACTTATCAAGCAGAAACATTAAAACAAGAGAACGTATTATATTATCAGAAAAAAATCATAAAATTATTAAAATGAAAACAAAAAAAGAAAAAATGTATGACCCTGAAAAGACAGGAAGTTTCCGAATGATGTTTGGATTTCCTCAACCTTATGTTTATGCAAACAGAAGAACAAGTAGTGGAATTAAAGACGTGTATGTTAATCTAAAAGCCGATAGGTTAAAATGATGAAAACAAAAGACAAAGTGAAGTTTTGGCTTGATAAATACCCAAGTCTAAGAGATGATGATAACAGGCTATGTTCAAATATTTGGTCTGAAGAATTAATTGAAAAAGGTTTTGAAGTAAGTCAGTTCTTAGTTGTTTATGCTTGCAGCAAATTAACTTCAGCTCCTAGCATTAAAAGAGCAAGGGCAAAGCTTCAGGAAGAAGAACCTAAATACAGAGGTGAAAAGTATAATTTAAGGAAAGGCATATTACAAGACAAATGGAGAAAAGACTTAGGATATGAAGAAAACAATTAGCAAACTAAAAAAAGAACTTGACAAGTGGTTCAGCTTGTTCATCAGATTGCGTTCTGCCAATGAATATGGTATGGTACAATGTTTCACGTGCGGCATAGTCAGAGAATATAAAGATGGAATGCAGAACGGACATTTTCAAAGTCGTAAGCATATGGCAACAAGATTTGATGAAGAAAATTGTCAGGTTCAATGTATCAAGTGTAATATGTTCAGTCAAGGAGAACAGTTTAAGTTCGGAATAAATTTAGATGCTAAGTATGGAGAAGGTACAGCAGAAGAACTAGAGTATTTAGCTAGGACTATTCATAAAGTATCAAGAGTAGAATATGAGGAAAAAATAAGTTATTACAAAAATGTTGTTAAAAACTTAAAACAAGAAAAAGGAATAGCGTAACTATTTAAGTATCTTTGTCGTATGACTGAACCGATTTACGCAAATGATGAACACCGAGTAATATTAGAAACTTATATTACAATGTGTCAAGAGTTCGCTAAAGAAGTCAGTACAAAGAACCGATACAATAATTTTTTAGAAGTAGTAGAAATTATTATAGAGTATTCTAATAATTATGGTTCAGGAACTAGGGAAAATAATTTTTGGGATTGGATGCTAATAATTCCTATAAACTTAGCAGTTGCTACAAATGGTTTTTTTGCAGGAGTAGAAACAAAAAGTAATGCAGCAGTAGTAAAGGCTTATAGAGTTGTTCTTGACGAATTAGTACAAGATACGGTAGACAAGATAGATAAGATTGAACCAATTAATGACTGAGATTTATTTAGAAATATCAAAGCTATCAGATAAGTTTAGGACTATGGCTTTTGGACTCACCTCAGATGAGAATGAAGTTAATGAAGCAGTACAAGAACTTTTATTATACTTATTACAAATGAATCCTGTAACTCTAAAGACAATTTATGACAATGATGGTATTATAGGTGTTACAAAATATGGAGCTGTTGCTTTAAGACGTGCTTTGACAAGTCCTAGAAGTAACTACTATTATAAGTACAAGAAGTATTACACTCATATTGATAGTCTGACTAGTGCAGTTACTTATGATGAAATGGATTCAGGAGAAACAATACCTTCTAAGCACCTTTATAACTTGCCTAACGAAATAACAAGCTGTTATCAATGGACTAGCCTTGAAAAGATAGATAGTGCGTTAGACGGCTTTACTTGGTACGATAAGAAAGTCTTTGAGCTTTATTATTACGAGGGCAATACTTTAGACAGCCTGGCAAAGAAAACAGGAATAAGTAGAAACAGCCTGTTTACTACGATAGACAAAGTAAGAACTGAATTAAAATACAAGCTGAGTGAATAAATTTTTTGTACCTAAAGAAATATATGAAGATAGGATAAGCATCTGTAAGTCTTGTGTGTATTACTTCAAGCCTTCAGGTCAATGTAAGAGGTGTTTATGTTTTATGAAAGTAAAAGCAAGGATAGCAACACAAGAATGTCCTCAGAAGTATTGGAGTAAGACAACAGAGGTAGAAGTAAGAACAGATATACCTGAAGAAATAATAGCAGAGATTGTATTACTTTGGGAGGACTTAAAAACAGGAAGAGCTAAAGACCAAAGAGCAAAAAAATCTATGATTGAGATATACAATACGTTATACAATACGAACTATTCAACAGGTACTAATTGCGGCTCTTGTATAGCAGCTTGCTTTGATGGAATAAAAAAGATATATAAAGAATACTCAGGAAATAATTAATAAATAAAGGGTAAGACCTAAAAAGCTTTTGATTTTTCAGACCTGTGTAGTAGAGGGGGGGTGTGGTTACCTCCCCAATACAATTAACTATATGCAAGTAAATATAACAATGGTAAAAATCACAATAAAAGATGTAAAAGCATATAATTTGTCTTGTTTATTCAGCATTTTAAAAGACAAAAGAGTAAAGCCCCTCTCACTAATAAGGGCGATAGATTATGAAAGAAACAAAAACAATAGACGAAATGTTAGACTTATATGGGTTTAATAGGGATTCTCTAAAGGCATACATTGAACACTATGTGAATCAAAGATTAATTGATGAGTTGGAAACATTTATTGACCATTCAGGTAAGTATTATGGTGTGGATTATGCTATAAAAGAAAGAATTAAAGAACTAAAACAATAGATATGAATAAAAACATAGTAGTAATATGGCCGTAGAAAGAACATACAAAACAATTAAATGGATATTGAAAGACAATATCAAAAAGAACGTCAGAGCTTTGTGGACTTGGAAGGATGACAACTTTACCTGCATATATGAAAATTATAGCGGTGATGATAGAATCTATACAAGCTCACAGCTTTTAAACCTTTTAACAAAATGATGATATTTACAATACTTGGAATTATAACAGCAGCTTTCTTTTTTATAGTTATTCTTATGAGCATAATAGAAACAAGAGTAAAGAACAGAACAAAAGAAAAGCTACTTTGGAATATGGAGAAAGTAGAAACTAAGATAAATGTAAAAGATAAAGTAGTTACAAGAACAGGAGGACTTGAAAATGATAGGCTAAATGAAAGACAATAGAATCCCTAGCTACTATATAGGAAGTCGTTACAAGATTGAAGCTCGTAAAGTTATTGAAGATTTTGACTTGTCCTATAATGTAGGGACTGCTTGCACTTATCTACTAAGAGCAAATCGAAAGCATAAAAGCCCTATTGAATGCATACAGAAAGCAATTAATCATTTAGAGTTTGAATTAGATAAACTAAAGAGATGAAAGATACAATAGAATTAGTTACTTGGAAAGGAGTTGTAAGAAAGTATGGTTACAAAGAAGGAGAAAATAAGGGAACTAGATTTGGTTTGCAATTAACTTTAGATGGTATGAATGACACTCAATTTATATGGTGTGAAACACAATTAGAAAGAAAAAAACTATTTAAAACTATAATCCGAATAGCTGAAAATGAAGGAAGGGATTTAAAAATAATAGATTAACTATGACGCTATACACTTGCGAATGTGGAAAGACTAGAGAACTATCTAAAGCTACAATAGTCTACAGAGATGGTGCTTGGGTAGCAAAGGAAGCCGAGTGTGAATGTGGTAAGTATATGGATAGCGAACCAACAGAAGGAATACCAACACTTCAAAGAACAGAGCCTAGCCTAAGCAAGAACAGAGATAAACTTTGGGCAGGAGCTAAAGAAAAGCTAGTAGGCGAAAGGGGAATCAATGAATCCTTTGATTAATGAAGTTTGTAATAAAGGACAGTAGAGATAAGCAAAGCCTTTTCAGTTACCTAAAGGAATTAGAAAACGATTACATAGTTAGCGTAAAGAAACAAAGAAACACTCGTAGCAATATGCAGAATAGTTATTATTGGAAATGTATAGTACAAGGATTAGCAGAAGAACTAGGATATTTTCCTGATGAAATGCACGATATATTAAGAGCTAAATTCTTATCAGAATATGAAATGATAAGTATTAACGATAACCAAATAGCACTAAATAAAATAGGAAGTACAACAGCTTTAAATACTAAAGCCTTTGAAGTATATACAGAACAAATAAGAGTATGGGCTATAACTGACTTAGGTATAAGGCTTATGCTACCAAATGAATACGAGTAATTTCTATTATATATTATGGAAACAGAACAAAAGAGGACACAGGAGGGTAAAAAGAAGCTACTAGCGGCACTAGAGATGTCATTAGGTATAGTAACTGAAGCTTGTGAAAAAGCAGACATTACAAGAAGCAGACATTATGCTTGGATGCAAAGTGATGAAGAATACAAGAAAGCAGTAGATGACATTGATAGTAAGTTTATTGACTTTGCTGAAACAAGTCTAAAGAAACAAATAAAGGAAGGGAACACAACAGCTACTACTTTCTTTCTAAGAACAAGAGGACGTAAGCGTGGGTATAATGAGAAGCAAGAAATAGACTTAACTTCAGGAGATGAAAGAATTAAAATAAATATTAATCTTGGTGATTAAACCTGACTTATTAGAAATCAATCCTCAATTTACTCCTAAGCAAAAGGAGTGCTTAAAGTATTTATTTGACGATAAGACTAAAGAGGTTTTATTCGGTGGTGCAGCAGGTGGTGGTAAGTCTTGGGTAGGTTGTAGTTACTTAATTACGATGTGCCTTCAATATCCAAAGACTAGATACTTGATGGGAAGGTCAAAGCTAGATGCTTTAAAAAAGACTACATTAAATACATTCTTTGAAGTATGCACTGAGTGGAACTTAAAAGCTATTAAAGACTACACATTTAACGGCTCAAGTAATGTGATAACCTTTTATAATGGTTCTGAGATAATACTAAAGGACTTGTTCTTATACCCTTCAGATAGAAACTTTGATAGTTTAGGTTCGCTAGAAATAACAGGTGCTTTTATTGATGAAGCAAATCAAATAACTGAGAAGGCTAAAAACGTAGTAGCATCAAGGCTAAGATACAAGCTTGACGAGAATGGCTTGATACCTAAGATGCTGATGACTTGCAACCCTGCAAAGAATTGGGTTTACTCAGAGTATTACAAACCTGCTCAAGACAATACAATAAAACACTACAGAAAGTTTATACAGTCTTTAGTGATAGATAACAACTACATCTCTAAGCACTATGAAACACAACTATCTCAATTAGATGAATTGAGTAAGCAAAGACTTCTATTCGGAAATTGGGAGTATGACGCAACAGCCGATAGTCTTATTGACTACAATTCTATAATGAGTATGTTTACTCAAAAAGGAATAGAAGGTGATAAATATATAACTTGTGATGTAGCACGTTTTGGAAGCGATAAGACAGTTATAATGCTTTGGCAAGGGTTACACATTAGATATATAAGAACTATCCTTAAATCGGCTGTAAATGAGGTTGTGGACGAGATTAAGAAACTACAACAAGAGAATGGAGTGAATCTAAGGAATATCATAGTAGATGAAGATGGTGTTGGTGGTGGTGTTAAAGATTACTTAAGATGTCAAGGATTCACAAATAATGCTAGACCGATAAAAGGAGAAAACTATCAGAACTTAAAAACTCAATGCTATTATAAATTAGCAGACCAAATAAACAAAGGTCAGATAGGAGTAAGTTGTTCAGATGTTAATGTTAAGAATTACATAACTGAGGAGCTAGAACAAGTCAGAACTAAGGACGCAGATAAAGATAATAAACTTCAGATAATACCAAAAGATACAGTCAAGTCTATTCTAGGACGTTCTCCTGATTATGCTGATGCTTTAGCTATGAGAATGTTTTATGAGATAGATAGTAACTTTGGAAGGTATTTCGTGCAGTAAAAAAAATCGTTAAACTAAAAACAACAAATTTCTATTATATAGTGTATGAAAGTTAAAATTAAAAAACAAGGCAAAACAGAATCATTTAATCTTATTGATAGTTGGTCAGATGTTACATTAGAAACTTGGCTAAAACTTATTGACTTTGAAACAGGTACTAATACTGAAGAAGCAACAGAAACAATAGCAGCGTTGTCAGACATTCCTAAGAAGTTAATTAAGGAGTTAGCCTTGTCAGATGTAGCTAATATAATGAGTAAGATTGGAGAACTACAAGCAAAGCAAGATACTAAGCTTAAAAGAATAATAGAGCTTAATGGTGTTGAATACGGGTTTCATCCAGAGCTTGACGCTATTACACTTGGAGAGTATGCAGACATTGAGCAGTTTATCAAGAACGGAATAAATAAAAATCTTCCTGAATTGTGTTCAGTACTTTATAGACCAATAAAAGAAAAGAAGAACGATATTTATATTATTGACGCTTATGATGGAGATATAACAATGAGAGCAGAAGAAATGAAAATGATGTCAGCAGAACAAGTGCAAGCAAGCCTTTTTTTTTTCTACAATTTCGTGAAGGAATTATCAGAGATTTTGCCATCATATTTGATGGAGAAGCAGAAGGAAATGAAAACGCAATAGCAACAGAAGATTTTGCAAGTAAGTGGGGATGGTTTGGAGTAATGCATAGATTGTGCGGTGAGGATATAAGTAAATTAAATAGTATTACAGAATTAAGTCTTTTACAATGCTTAACGTGGTTAAGTTATGAAACAGATTTAAACTCGCAAAATAAAGTAAATAGAAATGGTAAATAATAAGACTTATAATAATGTATTGAATACTTTGCTAAGAATGGCAGAGTATCATAGGCAAATCAAATCTACTTCAGTAGGAGATATTTTTGATATAAATTTGGAAAAGATGCAGCTATTTCCATTACTGCATATTAACCCGACATCAGTTACAACTGGAGATAGTCAATTGACGTATAACTTTCAAATCTTTATTATGAGCCAAGTTACAGAAAGAGAAAATTGGACTACAAATAGAAGTGAAATTATATCACCTGCTGTAGATGAATTTCCAAAGCTAGTAAAGACTTTAAGCAACGAGCAGGATGTATTCAATGAAACTTTACAAATTGTAACTGACTTTATAGGTATGCTAAGGCATAGCACTAGACAATCTTTAGAAGGAGTTAATGATATAAACTTTCCGTTATACTTTACACAAGACCAATTCACTATAGAGCCATTCTCGGAAAGGTTCGATAATCTTTGCTGTGGTTGGGTATTTAATATGGGAGTATTAGTACAGAACGACTTTCAGACTTGTGAAATTCCTGTAAGTACTAAGGGAGCAGGATATTAGTGAAATGGAAAATTGGATGGCTAACAATACAAATAGGATGGAAAAAATTTAAAATAACAATACAATTATAAAAAAAAATTATGGCAAACTTAGTAACAACAATCTCAGAAACAGTTACTCTTAATGGAAGTCTTAGAGGTTCTGTAAACTCTTTAACAACAACAGGCATTAATGATGTATTTGAAAGGATAGTAACTTGTACAGCAAGTGTAGTAACTACAGTAGCAGTATTTGATACACTACCTTCTACATCAGCAGGAGCTATTGATGTCGATAGAACTAAATATGTAAGAATCTCGAACTTGGAAACTGCTGTAGACATTGAGCTAGCGGTGCAGACTACTACTTCAAGTTATACTGTAACAGTAAGAGCAGGTGGTTCTCACATTCTATTTTCTGGAGATGTAATTGCATTAGGTCAAGTTGGAGCTCCTTCTTTTGGAACTATGTTAAATCTTGCTTCTTTACAAGTAAAACCTACAACAGCTGTTACAGCTAGAGTTGAAGTATTTGTAGGAGTAGAATAGTGAAGACTACTAACATAGAAAATTATTTAGATAGTTTTGGTAAGTATGTAGTTAAACAGGCTAGAACTAATTTAACTAAAGCTAAAAAAAATGTTAATAAGGATTTATATAATTCTATTAAATTCAAAGTAGTTTCAAAAGGGAATAGTTTTATAGTAGAATTTTATATGTTAGATTATGGAACTTTTGTAGACAAAGGAGTTTCAGGAAATAAGAAAAAACAAAGCTATAAAGATTATGAAGGAAATACAAAAAAAAGTCCTTTTAGTTATAAATCAAAAGGTCCTCCTATAGATATTATTTCTAAATGGATTAAACGAAGAGGAATAAAACCTAAAGGAACAGGAAGGGGAAGGTCTAAAAAAAGTGGACAGTTCATATCAGGGCTAGCATATCTAATAAGTAGGTCAATAAAAAGAGATGGTATCAAAAGTCTAAGCTTTTTTCAAAGACCACTAGGACTAGGATTAGATAGATTGCCTAAAGAATTTTTAGGAGCGGTAAAAGAAGATATAATTAATAGTTTAACAAAAGTAAAATAATGGCAACTACAATATTACAACATCCTTTATATCAAACACTTCCTGTAGGGCAAGATGTAATTTTTTCAGTATCTAATACTGATATAGTATCAACTTTTACAGGAGTAAAAATTATTGCAGAAGTACATATAAGCTCAGAACTTCCACCTAATTTAGCAACTACTGATGATGTAGTAGGAACATTTAAAACAACTCCAAACAATGCAGGAGTAGGAATGTTCAACTTCAGACCCATTATAGAAAGTTTTGTTAGTGCTGATAATACTTCAAATGCAGGAGCTGACTTTAAAGAAGTTGACCATTCAGTACAGGAATTTCCTTTGCACTTGGTAGATAAGTATTCAAGAAATAAAAATTCTTTAAGATATTTAGCTATTGAATTTAGAACAGAATACATTGACGCTTCAGGAAATCGAGTGTTAGATAATACACAAAACAATTCTGAATTATATAAGCTATTTAATGGCTTTGTAAAATATACTGATGATTTACAAATAGAAGATGATAATTTTGGTTTTAATCCTTATGCATTTCAGTTTGCTCTTGGTGCAAGATTTTTAACAAACGCTCCTACAACTCAATATGCTAATATTAATGATTATGGAACTATAGGATTTTTATCTACTCCAATAGTCGGTGCTGAGGCTGCTACTACTTTAACTTATATGCAGATAAATATGTTTGATGATTCGGGAAGTACAATTGGTTCAGCTATAAATGTAGGTAATACTTATGGCAATGGAGGGTCTACTGTTTGGTCTGCTTATGCTCTAGGTCAATTAATGTTTTTCGGATGCTTTCCTGGGAACTTGCAAAATTGGAGTACTGTTTTTCAAGCTGCTGTTTCTACTTTAAGTTATTATGACGTGCAAGCTTACAATTTAGCAGGTACTGCAATATCAGACAAAATAACAATTAAAATAAATTGTCCTAACACAAAAGGATTTGAGCCTATAAGACTTACGTGGTTAAATCAATGGGGAGCTTGGGATTACTATACATTTAATATGTTATCTGCTAAATCTATTTCAACTAAAGGAAGCACATACCGACAGCTAGAAGGTACTTGGAATGAAAGTGTTTACAGACTTGACAGCTTCAAGGGAGGAAAAAAAGCTTTTAGAGTAAATGCTACAGAAAAGATTAAAATGAATACAGACTTTGTAAATGAGTCAGAATCAGAGTGGTTTGAAGACCTTATAAATAGTCCTGAAGTATATATATTAGAAGGATATAAAACTGATGTAGTGTTGTCAGCTTTAAATAAATATGTAACTCCTGTAAGACTTACTACTTCAAGGTATACTAAAAAAACTATTGCTAATGATAGAGTTATGCAGTACACTTTTGAAGTTGAAAAGACAAAGACACTTAGAACACAGTCAGTATAATGAGCGTTCAATTAATAGTATTTCCTCAAAACTATGAAGGTACTTATAATGCAATTTCAAATTCGACTACTGAATTTATTGTTAATGGTATAAATTTTAATGCTGTAGGTGTTTCATCAACATATTCAAGCCCTTCAGCAACTCCTTTTATTGATACACTTACAAATGCACCTCCTAATATAGTCAATACTTGGTTTAGGTTTATTATTACTTTCGGAGGTACTCCTGCTTTTCCATCAGTTTCATTAGGTAATCTTATTTTAAATTCTGTAGCAGGAACAGTAAGCGGTGCTGGTGTTTATCAAAGACTTTCAAATTTAACTATTGGAGTAGATTATATAATAGAAGTAAACATTGTTGCAGGTTCTTCAGGAAATATCGAAATGGTAGTTGCTAATGGTAGTACTCCCTATGGAACATTGACTACTTCAGCAAATACTACTCAGGCAACTTTTCAGTTTAATGCTCAATCTACAGATACTACTGTTATGATAGCTTATGGAAATACTGTTGTAGACTCTTTAACAATTACAAGTATATCAGTACAACCTGTTATTGGTGCTGACCCTTCAGGAGCAGTTCAAATACTAGGAGATGGTCAAGTTATTTGCGACTTATATGAAGATGAAGATTTGCCCTTGACTTTAAGTGTAGATGATTTTAAAAATGTAGCAGAAAAAGTACAGTCTTATTCAAAAGCTTTTAACCTTCCAGGAACAAAAAGAAACAATAAAATATTTGACCGAATGTTTGAAATAACTAGGTCTGTAGATGGTGTTATTTTTAATCCTTATAAAAAAACTCAATGTATTTTAAAGCAAGACGGCTTTATTCTATTTGAAGGCTTTTTAAGAATGTTAGATGTAACTGATAAGGAAGGAGAAATAAGTTACAATGTAAATCTTTATTCTGAAGTAGTAGCTTTAGCAGACTTCCTAAAAGACAGAACATTTAGTGATTTAGATTTTTCAGAACTTGAACACAATTATAATTATTCAAACATAAGAAATACTTGGCAAGGATTAAATATATTTCCTAATCCACAAACTTCAGGGTTTAGAGATGGAAACACTTTAAGATACCCTTTCGTGGATTGGAATCATCAATTTCTATATGATGCAGTAGGTTTTCCTGTTTTACCAAATTTAGAATGTGCTTTCAGACCTTTCATTAGTATTAAGTATTTAATAGATAGAATTTTTGAAGCAACTCCATTTACTTATGAATCAGCTTTTTTTGATACTTCAGATTTTAATAAATTGTTTATGGACTTTAATTGGGGTTCATCAACTGAAATTATTGAAGGTGATGGAACATACACAGACTCAGCTGCACCTAATAATTCTTCAACTACATTTAAAAACTTACAGCTTCAGGCAGGGTTTACTAATTTTTCTTCAGAGTTTGGGTATAGTCCGACAAATTTCAATTTTGTAGCAGCTAATAACGGAACACATTATACTTTTGACTATTCTTTTACTGTTTATATGTTTAGTTCAGACGATTTGTATATGCAATGGCAGAAAAAGAATAGTAGTGGTACTATTATAGGTGTTTTCGACGCTATCCATTGGCTACCAACAGCAATAATTCCATCAACTTACAGAGATTATGTGGGGAATTTTACAGCTACACTAGCAGCAGGTGATACTATACAGCCTGTATTTAAAACAGGAACAGCTTTAACAGGTACTCAAGGTGTTTTATCGTCTAATGTAACGACTTTAGTTAATGCGACTGTTGGAACTCTTGTTGTAACTACTGATATTTTATTGCAAACTCTAAGAGGCGAACTAGGACAATGGGATTTCTTAAAAGGTTTAATTACTATGTTTAATTTAGTAACTTTACCTGATGAAGAAAATACTAATAATATTAATATTGAACCTTACACAGATGTATTTATTCCTACAGCAACATCTGGAACAACTCTTGCAAATAGAGGAATACAGCACGATTGGACTGAAAAAATAGATATTTCAGAGATAAAATTAAATCCATTAGGTGACTTAAATAAAAAAACTTTCTTTAAATTTGTAGAGGATGATGATGACTATGCTTTCACTCAATACAAGAAATTAGTAGGTGGTCATTTATATGGAAGTAAGAAGTATAATGCAGGAAACGAATTTAATATTTTAGAGGGTACTGATGAAATAGTAGCTGAACCTTTTGCAGCTACAGTAGTCAAGCCTTTAATGAGTCAGTATTCTGATTTTATAGTTCCATCTTTATATTCTTACAGCCCTAATGATGATACTTCAGAGGCTTTTGACAATAGTCCTAGAATAATGTTTAACAACGGTGCTAAAACTTTAACAAGTTGTACTTATAATGTGCCTGCTCAAAATGGGGTTGGTGGAGATACAGCTGAAGATGAATTTTTACAGTTCAGCCATTTATCCACAATTCCTACAAGTTCATCTTCAATAGATTTTCACTTTGGAGAATGTCAATTACTGCCAGGAGTAGGCTCTCCAACAACGAACAATTTATTTAATATGTATTGGCTTCCATATTATGGAGAACTTTACAATCCTAATACTAGAACTATGACTATTAAGGTAAATCTTAGTCCATCTGATATATCAACATTTAAGTTTAACGATAAAATCTTTATTAAGAACCGAATCTTTCGAGTAAACAAAATTGACTACAAGCCGAACGACTTGGCAACTGTTGAATTTATACTTATACCATAATGGCAACAATAACTTATTTACCAGGATTTACAGTAAAACCTGACTCAATAAATGAACTAGGCATAGTAACTTTTATAGATGCACAAGCAGGTTCAGGTTCTAACATAGTACAGCCTAATCAATTACAATGTGAAGCTTATGGATATACTTATAATAAAGCTTCAGGAACTTGCTCAACTTTTACATATAATACAAACTTAGGTATTGCTGTTGCTAATGAAAATAATAGAACATACGGCGCAGGGAACTCAACAGAAACAGGTACTAATAATACTCTAATAATGGGAGAAAGTAATACTGTAAAAGGTCTTTCAAGAAATAGTATTATAATAGGTAATAAAAATGAAATAGCTAATGGAGTTGATAATGCTAGCGTTTCAGGCACTTTAGGTGAGGCTACAGCAACTAACTCTACAGTCTTAGGTGGTAACGCTCCTGATGACGCTTTAGGTGAAAGACAATCTATAAGAGTAATGTATGGAAAACAAACTACAAGTGCATCAACTTTAGCAAGTAACTTAAACAATACAGCAGGAAGCTATTTTGTAATTCCTGAAAATACTATTATCTACTTTCACGCAAGTTGTCTAGCTGTTAGAGTTGGAGGAACAAGTGGCTCTGGAGCTGTAGGTGATTATTGGTCAGCTATTGAAAGAGGTGTGGCTATAAATAAATCAGGAGTATTAAGTATTCAAAGAGAACGAGATGTAATTAAGACTTCAGGAACGACTACAGGATGGGTAGCGTCTACATCTATTTCAGGTGGTAACTTTAAAGTTAATGTAAGGGGAGCTAACAATATGACTTTAGAGTGGGCTTGTGATATTAAAATAACGCAAATTAAAACAGGAGTAGTACTTTAAAAAATAAAACTATGGCAAAGGAAGTATTAGAAATGGAGGTTAAGTCCAATATAGGCGAGGTAGCAAAAGGAATTGATAAGGCTACAACTTCTACAAAAAAACTATCTAATGAAACTAAAGATGTAGGTGACGCAGCTGAAAAGTCAAAAAAAGGTTTAGGATTGATGGGTAAGGCTGCTAAAGGGCTTGGAACTGCTTTTAAAGCTATGGGTGTTGGAGCTATCATAGCAATTTTTGTTTCACTTAAAGAAGCAATTGAAAGGAATCAGAAGGCTATGGATTTAATGGAAACAGTTATGTCTACAATTTCTACTACTTTCAATCAAGTTGTAAATGTATTAACAGATGTTGTTTCTTGGGTAACTGAAAGTTCAGATAGATTTGATGGTTTAGGTAAAGTTCTTAAAGGTGTGGTTACACTAGCGTTAACACCATTAAAATTATCATTTTTTGGTCTTAAATTAGGTGTACAACAATTGATGTTAGCTTGGGAAGACAGCTTTTTAGGTGGTGGAGATGCAGGTAAAATTGCACAACTTAGAGCTGACATTGTAGGAACTCAAGCAGACTTATTTGAAGTAGGAACAGCAGCTGTAGATGCAGGAAAAAGTATTGGAAAAAATATAGGAGATGCAATTAGTGAGGTTGGAGCTATATATGAAGTTGCTGCTAAAGGTTTAAGCAAAATTTCAGTCAAAGCTAATTACGAACAAGCTGAAGCTACAGTCGCAGCGACTAAGGCTGCTAAATTTGCTCAGGCAGAATTTGCAAAGTTAAATGCTGAAAAATTAAAGGAAGCAGAATTACTTAGGCAAATTAGAGATGACGTTTCAAAAACGTATGCAGAAAGAATCCAAGCAAATAAAGATTTAAAAACCTCATTAGAAGAGCAGCAGAAACTACAGTCAGACCAAATACAGAAACAAATTACAGCAGCAGCATTAGCAGTAGAGCAAAATGGGAATGATGAAAACAAGTTAGCTTTATTGGAAGCTCAAAACGCACAACGTGAACTTGAAGAAACTATTACAGGACAATTATCAGAACAAAAGACAAATCAAGTAGGACTTGAAAAAGAATTAGCAGAAACAAGAAATGAGGTTCTTTTAGAAGGGTTAGAAGGTTTGGCTTTAGAGTTGGCAGAGCTTGAAAGTGCTTATGAGCTTAAAAAAGAAATGGCTCGTAAGTCAGGAATGGACACCGCAGCTATTACAGATAAATACGAAAAGGAAAAATCGGCAACAGTTAAAAGTTATCAAAAGGAAGTAGTTAAATGGGCAGAGATGTCAACTGAAGCACAATTAGGGATAGCTTCAAGTGCAGCAGGAAATATGTCTAAAATAATGGGAGAGCAAACAGAAGCAGGAAAAGCCTTTGCCGTAATTCAAGCAACTATTGATACTTATAAAGGAGCAACAGCAGCCTTTTCGTCTTTGGCAGGAATACCTATTGTTGGACCTGTTTTAGGAGGGATAGCAGCAACTGCGGCAGTTGTTGCAGGACTCGGAAATGTTAGAGCTATCTTAGGAGCAGGTGGTGGAGGTGGTGGTGGAGGTGGTTCTGTGTCAGCACCCTCAACCCCTGCCCAATCAGCTGCACCTGCACCACAAATGATGTCAGGAGCTTTTGATATATCAGGAGGAACAGCACCAGAACCAGTCAAGGCATTTGTAGTTACGGATGAGATGACTAACAGTCAAAACCAATTATCTAATATTAGAAGAAGAGCAACAATCTAAAATCAAATA